ACCAGATTTTATCCTTGATTTTTTCCATACAGGCTTCTGCCCTAATTTTTTCACTGTAGTTGTTCGGGTCCACACATGCGCTTGACTCCGTAATTACAAAACCATTTTTCAAAACACATTGAACAAGTGTCGTTTTGGACTTTGTCCCTTCTGGAAAAATCGTTGATACATCACGGCTTGCGATCATACTTTCAACATCTTCATGGCTGACTTTATTGTCCTTCCCAACGATTTGAAAGTTTTGGTCTTCAAACTGCTCTTTCGGACACCAGGAAACATAGTCGTCTGAATATTGGACAAGATATCCCTCTCTTTCCGGATCTTCATCTGGCGGAATAGTCCAGCCTCTTAATATATTATAATCTCCAAGGGTAATTGGTCTTGCTTCAACTAATTTTACTCCAATAAAGCTATTCATTTCTTCTCCTTTTAATTAATATCCATGATTCTTACTTTTTTTTGTCCGGCTCCTTGCTTGGTTTTTTTGTCCGGCTCCGGCTTCTTCATGGGCTCTGGTTCCGGCTCAATCTCTGTGAAAGCCGTCGGAAATTCTTTAACCAGATATTTCCCGTCACCTTCTGTAACTTTTACTGGTTTGTTTTCTTTGAAATGATATTTTTTTTCCAGTTCTGGGCGGGTGAGTTTTAATTCTTTTTTACTTCCGGTATAAATTAAAAGCATTTGTGTCTTTTCTCCTTGAAAAGCGGGGCAGGGAAAACCCCGCCCCGAATTATTTAATGATTACTGAGGCTACGCCTCTTCGTCGACGATACTATCAGCCATCTTGTACCAAACGTGCAGGGACAAGACCGCTTCATCAGGAAGGGCCGCTCCAAGGATCTTCATCTGGACGTCTTCATCAGCCGTCAACTCAAGATCCATAATAGCTGACGCGCTGCCGGCCGCTGCGCAATCCGCACCATCAAAGTATTTATCAATGGTTGTGTCGTCACCAATATCAACAGTAACGCCTGTATCCAGGGCTGACGTTATATAGTCAACCTTGATAACCCTGGCGCCGGAAGGCAGGGGCACCATTTTGATAATACTGTTGGCATCTTTCGCGCCATCATTCACATATTTTGCAGACCGGCAATAAACGACACCGGCCTTTCTCTGATCAATCATTAAGCTGTTTTTTACAGCATCTGTGGAGTCTGTTACTGCTGCCATATCTTGGCTCCTTATTTGAAGGGGTGGCTATTAACCACCCCTATCGGTTAGGCGTTAGGATCTATGCAAGCGGTATCAACCGCAATTACACCAGGGTCCAAACTGTTAAAGGTCGCTTTTTTGATGCCGTAAATAGAACCGGCTGTGATTACCAATCTATTGCCACGGTCATCAGTCTCTTCATTCCAGGAATATCGGCCAAAATCACCGTTTTTACCCCACGCGGCCATACCTGCATGGGCTCCAAGAAAAAGGGCTCTTGCGGCACCAACATCAGCACCGGCTCCATAATCACTGAAACGGATAACATTCCTGTGTTTATGAAGGATAACGCCATTCCAAACACCCAGAGCATTCCGATAGACAAGAGATTTCTGTCCGTCAGTATTCTTATGGATATCCAGCCAGTCATTTGTGGAAGTAGCTCCCCGCAAAGAAAAAGCCTGGAATGTGTGCATCAAGAGAACAAACTGGCCGCTGTCACCATCAGAAACAGGCCTGATAAGAGGAGAGGTTGTCTCCGCCTTGGCCGTACATCTTTCAATGGTGTTCAGGGTCATGATGTCACCAACCGCAAGATCAGCCTTTGAGGATGCCTTTGTTCCGGTTGTGTCTCCATAAACGGTATAGGCCGGGGCTGTCATGGCATTATTCGCTCTGCCGGTCCATGTAAGTGGGAAATGGAAATTTGTATTCACTCCCCTGGCTCCAGCAAGATACATCATCATCTGCTGGTCATAATCCTCACCGAACCAGACACCAAGTGCATCCCGTCCCATTTTCCGCAGATTGTAAGGAACTCTCTGCTCGGACATTTTGCCTTTGGATTTTGTGGACTTTCTTCGCTGATCAATGTAAACCGCATCAGGGAAATGAGACAGGCCCTCTTCTGCGCTGGTCCCTTCGATATCTGCATCACCTTCGATACCGTCCCCGGACAATTTCATCTGAAGACCAACCGTGATTTTCTCTCCGGCACTGGTCTTTTTAAGATCCTGCTGAACTTTGATGACACTGTTTTTACCAGTGCCCATGAATTTTCTGAAATACTGCTGGTCTTCAGCTTCAATCGCTAGACCAGGTTCCCATACCTGGCGTGCCAGGCTACTATTTAATGCAAAATCAGTTGCACCCATCTGTTATAATCCTTATGACCCCTCGTAATAGGCGTCACGATCTTTCTGTGACATCGCCCGTAACTCCGCCTCCGTTTTTGGCGCCCATCCTTTTGGTGCTCCATTGTCGGAGGAGGGAACGTCGTCTAAACCTATCCCAGAGGGATTGTCTTTAAATTTGGTTAAAAGTTCTTTGGTCACTCTTTCTGTGACCTCTTTTTCAATATCTGCCCTCGAACTCTCTGGGGCTGTCATTGAATCATTACAGAACTTGACAAAGGACACTGCAGCCTTGCCTAACGCAACAGGTTTGTTTGATCCAGGAACGATTACCATTGTTGCCGGATTTGAGAGGACTGCCAGGGCTTCATTGTCAAAGCCCTTTTCCACTGCATAGTCAGTCAATTTTTGCCCGACTGCTGCATTCTCATAGACACCAGGTACCGCAAGAGAAATTTGTTCAAGACTATCGGCAATAAGAGAATCCATGCTTTCCTTCTCAGCCGCCACCGTGTCTGCTTGCGTTTTTGCTGCAAAGGCTGCCTCTTTATGCGTCTGCAAATCGTGCATATATTGCAGGGCATCCATTGCGCTTTCTTCTTTAAGCGTCTCAAACTCTTCCTTGGATAAAACTTTAAAATCCGGGTCCACCTTTGGGGTCTCGCCGGCTTCAACTTCGGCAGGTTGTGCAGATTCTTTTTGATCGACCATGAATTGAAGGGATTTATTTTTGGCCCTCGCCTCTGCCAATGCTTTTTCAAGATTGGTTTTATGTTCGGTCAATTTAGTCACATCGTCCGGTTCTTTGGGGATTTTGTCTTCTTCCTTGACTTCCCCTTCCTCTTCTCCGGGTTTTATGACTTCTTCCTGCTTTGACTGTTCATCAGGGTCCACGACTTCTTTATCAGCTGACGACTGTGAAGATGCCGGGTCATCTACTTCACTTGATGATTCTTCAACGTCTGGAACTGATTCCCCGAACAAGCTGTCGTCTGAACCTTCATCCGACTGTCCGGGAGTCAATGTCTCGCTGCCTTCCACGATAATTTCTGTTGCTGTTGCCACTTCTGCTGCTGTTGCCTCTTCTCCCATGTTCTTTTCTCCTTGCTGTTTAACGGATCAGCTCCCGATTGTTTGATTTACACGGCTATAACGCTGCCGGTAGCGAATTAAAATGTATATATTCCTTATTTGGTTCCATTTTAGGAAAGCATACCCCAAAAAAAATAAAAATTGTACCCTGTGTCAAACTAAATAATTGAATTTCTTTTTCTTACTCCTGCATTTCGCTAAGTTGAAGGATCTCTTCATCAATGGAAAGACAAGAAGAATCAAACCCTAAAGGGTTCTCGTCAATTGGCAATGGCCATCGTGGTTTTTCCCCAAAAAGAGACGTCTTGTCGCTAAAAAGGGCAGGATCAAAGTATTCATCATCCCGTGGCCCAAACTTTCTATCAAGCCAAGATTTACTCCCCGGGGCCTCCGGGAATGTGTCATCAAAATTTTCATTTATTTTATCAATCGGCCTTTCACCTGGCTTTCCATGCGCCTCAAATCTGAAAGTATTCCACCTGAAATCACGACCTTTTGGAATTTCCCTCTGTGACCTGAAATGTTTTTCCGCTTTAATATCAAAAGCCCTTTCCTGTGCCGCTGTCATATCCATTGTCATATTATTGCCTCCCCACATCTTCCAAAACCATATCAGCCGCCATCCCTAACACATGCTGTCGGCCACGCTTCGTGTTCCATGGCAGGGTTATTTTTTTTTTAAACCTATCTCCTTTGTAAAAACCAGAAACCTTGTAAACAACTGTTCTTTCTTTCTCCTCTGTTTCAAACCGTTTAAAGGAAAAATCTTTATACTTTTCACCTGATAATTCCATACTTACCGCTCCTTTTCACTTTCCGACGTTGCCGCCGAATACATTTTGTCCCCAATATCTATCCCCTTTTCCGTTGAATCCAGCATAAAAGCCGCTTTATCCATTTCATGCTTTTCCGCTTTAATCCCGCCGTCCTGACTTGCTCCTTGTGTGTCGGCCCTCGCCTTATCCGCTTTTGCAATAATCTCTTCAATCTGAGCCTTGATTTTTTCATTTTCCAGGGTCTTCTTATTTAATTCCAGTTCAACCGCCATATTTTCAAGCTCTGCCTGGTGCGCCTGGGCCTGCTTTTCTGCCTCAAGCTGCTCAACCAATTTTTGTTTCCTTTCGTCTGCATCCATATCTTCTTCAAGGGGATCATAACCAAGCAAGGGTTTAATTTTTTCAAGGAATTGTTCTTTGTTCGGCAGGTCTGCCATTTCAAAGGCAATATTCATCAAATGGGGAATAACTTCCGGCGGAGATTTTTTGACCCATTCGATAATCAGGCTCATGTTTTTCTCACGGACAGTATCGGACTTGGGAGAATCAGAAACAACATAATCATACCGGCCCTGGGTAAGATTGTTTTTAATTCCGCCCTCAAACCGTTTGTTAATCTCAAGGAATTTATCAGCACCCGTCATGCGGTCAGTGACTCTCAAAACTTTTGGCCCGGTCCATTCCTTTTGAATGCCGGCACCAATCCTTTCCCCGACCATCTTAACGGATCTTCTTAGATTATCGAACAATGGGGCAGTCATTACTCCTGATTGATTCATTTTCTTGTCCAGGGCTACGCCTGATGTTACGTTTGTCTGATATCCTGACGCCTCACCATTCGCCCCTGATATTTCCTGGATCTCTTTCTCGGATTGTCCCAAAATACCAATCTGGGAGACGGCAAGCTCTTCATTTTCGTCTATCTTGATTTTACTAATGCCGCCATTTTTAACAACAACCATACCATCAAGAGAATTAGCTTCCTTATGGATTGCATCCCATTCCTTTTTCGTACTTGCAATGCCTTCTTCCGCGATAATCCGCCTGGTATTCATCAAAGCCAATGCCATGGACCGTCTTTTATTTACTTCTATATCCTGGCCCCGGATCTGCCTGGGCACTCCATAAGGAAACCCGTATCTATCCACATACCCGACAAAAGGAACAAAGGGATATTGATCGTGCCCCAAGTCCGACGGAGTTTCATCTCTCAAGATAACAGTTGAACAAAAAACAGCGGAAAACATTTTAGGGACCGTCGCCCGGATCAATTCTGAGGAATGCCGGACCATAAGCATCTGTTCTCTTGGGTCTTTGCTGTCGTCTATCTCTTTAACCGATCCATCTTCAAACGTGGCAAAAAGAACAGTTGTCGGCTTAGTGTACCAAATTTCAACCGGGCGAACCCTTCTCCTCGTCCCATCAACCCAGGGAACACCAACGGCAATTTGTTTTAATTCTTCCACTTCCTCTGCTTCATCAGCATCATAAGAATATGTTTCTTTGACTTTTTCAGTTAATGTCGAAAACATCCCGTCAAGATCTTTCTTTTTCTCCGGGTAGGCTGCTTGCAAGGCATCAAGATCAACCCATTTTTGCCAGAATTTATACCGGCAAGTGTCCGCCTCAGCCCAAATATCCGCAAAAGGATCAGAAAAACATTCTTTCCAATCTCTATACTTTACAGAAACAACTTCATGCCGGGGATCTCTATTTTTCCCAACAAAGATATTGCCGACACCTGGAATGATCTGATTTTTAAACGCCTGGGCAATAAGATAATACCCGGAACTTTGATCCATCACAAATTTAACCGACTCCGACATCGTTTGGGATATCTCTGAATCTTTCGACGTCCTGGCCTTGGCTGTAATGTCATGCCGGTTGATAGCCTGGGAGCCTAAAATCAGATTTACCGCAGGAAAGGTCCGGTTAATGGTGATAAGGTCAATACCTTTCATTTTGTAATCTTCTATCTCGGCTGGCGTGGCCTGTAATCCATCATACATTTCTTCATCGGTCCAAGATTCCCCTCGCCATGCCTTGCTTACTAAATGCGCCTCTTCTACATACGCTGCCCATTTCCTCAATCTTTTTGGTATCATCATCTTTTTGGCCTATACCCTACGTTATTTGTTTCAATTTCTGGCGTTATAAGTGACATCATCACCGCATCGGCCAAGTTGGGGCTTTCAATTTTCAATAATCGTTTCATTTCTATTTTTGTCATTATCTGAATCAATCCGTTGCCGGTTGGCTTCCGTGGGATACGGCAAATCTCTGAGCGCAACTGCTGCAAGTCTTTTATATCTGAAGAAAAGGAAATCATGGTGTCTGGGTCAAAATACTGGCCCTTTATGACAGCCAAGTATGTCCGATAAACCCTATCTCGCAAATACCAGTAATATTGCGCGCGTCTATTCCTAAAAGTTTCATAGTTTGACCGGCTTTTATTCTCATCTGTAATCATTTTGCCGGGATCTTCATAAATTTCATCCGGGTTTTCTACGCCGTTGCTGCCTTTGAACTCTACAGCCTTAATAGCCTTGCCTTTAAAAGAGTCTCTAACCTGACGACGCAAAGAAACACCCATGCCATCGCAATCCCAGACAAAATGATCTGCACCGTTTTCAATGGCAAAATCCGTGGCCCAATCGCAACCGTCATTGACATCCCCAAATTTTTTAGACTGAGCATCTAAAAAAACAGACCCATGCCGGAAAGCCAAGCCTTTATCATCCGGCCCCAGGTCAGACGGATCATGCGAGGCAATCTTTGCGCCCCTGGGCTTGAATCCTAACTTTTTGTGAGCATCTATGCAGGCGTCAAACCAATCAGCTGATATGATCGAATTCTCAATAGAATCGTTGTATTTTCCCTCCCAGACATGATCATAAAGCGCCCTTTCAAGGGTTTCATAGTCGTATTTTCTTTCTTTCTCCAGAACAGCGGGAAACCAGGGGTTGTCGGAGTGGTTGACGATAATAATTAAGTGCATATCGTCCTCAAAATATCCGTCACGATCCAATGCTGTTTGATATGGGACTATGAATCGCTGAGAGAAAGGGTCAGCACTGGACATCACATTACCCGTAAACCAAATTTCAGAATCTTCTACCCTGACAGTAGGCGTTAATATTTTAATCGAATCCTTGGATAGAAATTGGGCTTCTTCCACCCAGAAATATTTAAATCCCTGCATAGATTTAATGCCGCCAATGGATCTGGCCAGGCCCCTAAAACGCAATTTCCCGCCATCATTGTGATCGATATATGATTTCTGAATTATAAACCCAGGGATTGCCAGTCGTTCAATTTCTTCTTGAAGCAGAGCGTGGACAGAATCCTCAATACTGTTCTGATATTCCCGGAAACAACCGACTTTCGCAGCCTCAGTCTGAACTTTCATGGCCATGATGTCTCCAATGGTGGTGCTTTTTGCACTGCCACGTCCGCCGATAATAACCTTGAACCTTTTCGGAATCTCAATTAATGGCAATAACTTCTCTGGGATATCCATTGCAGGCATTAAGGATTTCCCCCGCCAGGCCGAATAGCATTAACAGTCCAGACCATATCTCTCTTTTTCCCATCATCAGGCTCAGCATCATCCTTGATGTTATACGCCTGCCTCTCAAGGGCAATCCTTTGCGCCCTGACGGCTGCCAGATCTTTCAACGTTTTAGCTTTTTCAGAAACGGTAAGATCAACATCAATGGAGCTGATATCCCCCTGGAATGATGCAAACTGGCCTCTCTGGGGCTTGGCTCCAAGCTCAATCAAAAATTGCTCTTCCAAATCAAGTAAGGCCCGGATCTCTACCCTGTGTCGAAGTTGGACATTAGTTCCGACATCGGCAGCCGTTTCGATATACTCATCATCAGATATCTTGTTACCTGTAACCGAACTTGTAACTAAACTTGTAACCAGTTTTTCTTTGATCCGCTTTTGCACTTTTTCAGCAAAGTTTCGGGTCCAGCTTTTTTGCTTGGCTTTTTTGATAATGGCAACATGAGTGACGGTTGTTTTCCAAACTTGTGAATTGACATGATCTGCCATATACTGGGCGCAAATTTCGTTCAAAGATAGAGACCCAGCTCTATAAAGCTGTTCTATGCTGTCCCAATCTATGTACTTCCTTTTAGCCATCAGTGAATCTCTCCATATTGGGGGTATCTTGAAAGTATGAGATTTATACTGAAAAGAGGATGCTCTTTTTTTATCAAGTCCCAATCAATCAGTTTTCTTTTAGTTTTTGTGGTAGGTGGGGTCAAAATTAATACATTTTCCCTTTTAGGTTATTATTTGGGAAATGTAAGCTTAAAAAAAAAGACAATCAATTATTTTTATTGATTGTCTTTTTACTTTAGGGTGAAAACTCTTTAAAAAATTAAAATCTACCTCATTTCAATCTCAAGAGGTATTTTGTCAAAATCTCCAAGCAGGTTACAATTCTCGCTGGCCAAAGGGAAAGCCTTCCTGATTGACCTGATGACAATCGACGTATCTCTTCTGGCTTTTTTAAGATTGTCTTTCACAGCTTCATACTCAACCAAAGCTTTTTCAATGTTCCAGAACGTATCCATGGTGGCCTGGAGAAACGATGCCACGGCCAGGGGTGATATTGCATCACGTCGAGCCGGTTCCTGAATATATGCCCCTGTTTTGCGAATCTGGGGCAAGACTTCAGATGTTACCCATTTGCGGAATTTCTTGGCCTGGGGCTTTCGGGATTTCATGATGAGGGCGTATAGGCCGGATTCGTTTACCAAAACCATGGCTTTTCCTGGTATTAGGCCTAAGTGGTTTCGATCCACTTTACTAATTTCGTCAAGATCAAGCCTTTTCGAAACATCTCTTGTTTGAACTCCTAAAATTCTACAAGCGTCAACAGCCACAAACCAAACTGAACCGTCTGTTTTCTGAATTGTTCTTACTTCATGATTTGTTGAGTTTTTGAACTGAAAGGCGATTACGTTGGTGGATTGATTTTCTTTCATAATGGATCTCCTTGTAAAAAACTGTTTAAAAGATCCCGCCCTTTACTTCCAAATAAAAAGCGGGCCACATACGGTTGGAAGGCTGGCCACAAGGCAACCAGCAGACCTAAAAGGTCTCCGCACATGACCCGCCAAGAAAATACAAATAAAAAAAACGCCGTACTTTTGGTGGGCGCTCATGCGCCTTGTGTCTCCAGCTTCCAAACCGGGTCCAGGATTTTGCCTGAACTGTGTCACCATTGCACGATTGTTTTTTCATGTCAAGTCTTTATTTTTATTGATTAATTCCTAAAAAGTTTCCCATATGGGAAAACGCAAGCCAAAAAAAGAGCAACTAAAATAGTCACTCTTTTAAATTAATCCTGTAATTGATCAGCAGATAACGCCATTGCATTGGCAAGTTTTTCAAGAGTTGCAGATCTATTCGTATTTTCAACCCGTTCCATCTGAGAAAAAGCAGCTTGTGTTATCCCCGCTTTTTTTGCCACATCTTTTTGAGTCAACCCCAGATAAAGTCTCCATGCCTTCACCAGGTTATAATTTTTTTTAATAACAAGCCCCACGACTTCATGGGGTACTAATCCGCTGTCTTTGCTTGGTACCATGGACAAGTATTCGTCA